GGAATAAGTGGTCGGTCGACCTCGGCGGCTTCAAGGAACGATTCATGCCGGGGGCGTTTCGGAAGTACCTCGACCGCTCGCCCAACGATCCCCGAGGCCGTGCCGACGTTGTCGCCAAATACAACCACGAAGACTCAAAGGTCCTCGGCCGCACGACGAACGGCACGCTCGACATCCAGGAGACCGAGAAGGGCCTCGTCTTCCGGGCGACGCCTCCGGTCGGCACGCCGACCACGGCCGAGGTCGTGCCCCTGATCCGCGACGGCTACATCTTCGGAAGCTCGTTCGCGTTCTCGCTGGTCGACGCTCGCGGCGAGACCTGGGACGAGGATCCCGCCGGCAACGTGACGCGGACGATCACCGAGGCCGCGATTTTCGACGTGTCGCCCGTGACGCACGCGGCCTATCCGAACAGCTCCGTCGGCCTTCGCTCCCTGTCGGCGTGGAAGGCAGCCCGTGGGCTCGTCCAGCACCGGGAGCAGGGCCGCGGACTCGTGATCTCCCTCGACTACGACCAGACCTACACCGCGGCCCCCGGCCTGTGGCGGTCGTTCGTGTCGATGGCGACGGCCGCCGGGAATCGCGTCGTCTGCATTTCGCGACGCGAGAACGACGAGGCGAACCGCGAGGAGCTGCGGCAGGCGTTCGCCGACCTCGAGGTCTCCGACCTGATCCTCTGCGGATCGAACACCCAGAAGCGCGACGCGGCCGCGAAGGCCGGCGTCGCGGTCGACGTGTGGATCGACGACTACCCCGAGGGGATCGTCGCCGCCCCGGCGTCGCCGGCCGAGGCCGCTCGCTCGTTCAAGGTGTCGTCGATCGCCGGGGCTCGGGCCGCGGCGGCGGCCGCCGTCGCCAGGATGAGGATCCATGCCGGCTAGTTGCCCAACGTGCGGCGGCCGCTGCCGCACCGAGTCGAGCAAGCGGGCCGGCGACCGCCAGGTCCGTTACGTCGAGTGCCAGACATGCCGGCAGCGTCGCCGGCTCGTCGTCCCCGCCGCCCAGGTCTGGAGGAGGAAGTCGTGAGTATCGCCCGCGATCCGATCAACGACGCCCACGCCGAGCGCGGCCTGCTCGATCAGGTGTCGACGTTCATTCAGTCGGCCCGCGTGGCGGCCGCCGACGGAATCACCTGGAGCGAGTTCGGCGAGCTGTTCCTCGCCCTGCTCCGGATGGTCGTCGCGGCCCTCGACTCCGTGGCGATCATGTCGGGCGCCGAAAAGAAGGCATTCGCCCTCGACGCGATCGCCCGGCTGTTCGACGCGGTGGCCGACAAGGCCGTCCCGCTCGCCGTCTATCCGCTCTGGCTCGTGGCCCGTCCGGCCGTCCGGTCGCTCGTCCTGGCCCTCGCCGGTGGCGTGCTCGAGCAGCTCCTCCCGATCGTGAGGCTCGCCCGATGATCGTCGCCCTCCTCGTCGCTGCTGCCGTCTACGCGTTCGCCGGCGACCGGCTGAAGACCCTCGTCGGCGAGGTCTCACTCCCGGCGATCGAACGTCGACACGTCGTCGGCGTGGCCCTGCTCGCGGCGGCCGCCTGGGCCTGGAGCAGCTCGTCACCGGCCCCGGCGCCCACGCCGGCACCGACGCCGGCCCCCGGCTTGAATCTCCGCGGGACGTTCGTCGGGCCCGACGCGGCGGCCGACGCCGCGACCGTGTCGGCTCTGATGGCCGAGCTCGCCGACGAGATCGAATGGGACGGCATGCAGCCCGAGCCGCTCGTCCGGACCGGCGTCGCCGTGGACGACCTCCGGCAGCGGGCCCGCGAGCTGCGATGCCGTGGCGTGTCGCTGGGCGAGAAACACCCGCGAGCCCGCGAGGCGATCAAGGCCCACCTCGACGCGACGGCCGGCATCGCCGGCGGCCCGCTCACGGCCGCCCAGCGGTCGGCGTGGATCTCCGCCTACCGTGACATCGCGAGGGCTGCCGCCGATGCCTCGCGCTAACTCGCTCCGCTGGCTGGCCGTCGCCCTGCTCCTCGGGCTGGCGACCGCCGCGATCGTCGCCGGCCTGGGCCGGGGGCCCTCGCCCGCCGGCTTCCTCGACGACGACAACTTCGGCTACCGGCCCGACCCGCAAGGCGTCGAGCGATTCCTCGCGGAGCTGCCGCAGCCGCTATTCCGGCAGGCCGGCGAGGAGACGGTCCGCGAGGCGAAGGGTGTCGACACGTTCCTCTACCGATCCGCGTACAAGGCCCATCAGGCGCTCTACGGTCGACCGTGGGTCGTCGAGCGTCAGGGGATCGGGGACTGCGTGTCGTGGGGCTGGGCCCATGGCGTGTGGATCGCTCAGTCGGTCGACTGGGAGACCGGCCGACTCGCGCAGCCTCCGCCCTTCCCGAGCACCGAGGCGATCTACGGCGGAAGTCGCGTCGAGGCCCGCGGCCGCTCCGGGGACGGCTCGTCGCCGGTCGGCGGCTGGAGCGACGGATCCTACGGGGCAGCGGCCGCTCGCTGGGTCCGCGACTGGGGCGTGGTCTACCGCGAGCGATTCGACCGCTACGACCTCTCGAAATACTCCGCGGATCGAGCGAAACAGTGGGGCGCGTACGGCTGCGGCGGGCAGGGCGACGGCGGCAAGCTCGACGCGGTCGCGAAGAAGCACCCCGCCCAGCACGTCGCCCTGGTCACGACCTGGGCCGAGGCGGCGGCCGCGATCGAGGCGGGCTTTCCGATCCCGGTCGCCTCGATGCAAGGATTCGCGAGCGTTACCGACGCCAACGGCTACGCCGCCGCGTCGGGGAGCTGGGCCCACGAGATGTGTTTTATCGCGGTCCGCTACGCGAAGAACGGAAGCCCCTCCGACGCTCTCCTGTGTTTGAATAGCTGGGGTCCCCGATGGATCACCTACCGCGGCAAGTTTCCGGCGGACCAACCGGACGGGAGTTTTTGGGTCCGCCGCGAGACCGTCGAGTCGATGCTACGGGCGAAAGATTCTTTCGCCGTCGGCTCGGTCGCCGGGTTCGGGTGGCGCGACCTTCATAACGGCGACTGGCTGGCTCCGGCTCCGCCGGAAACGATCGCGAACAACGAGGGGAGTCGATGATGGACCGCCGAACCGTAACGCTCACACTCGCCGCCCTGGTCGTCGGCTACTGGCTCGCGTGGAGCCCGTCGAGCCCGATCCCCGCCCCGCGTCCGAACGACCGGCCCGTCGTCCGCTGGATCGCCCGCGTCGCGAAAAGTTTCCTCTGGGTCGCCTTGATCGCCGAGGATCCCCCGGCCGAGCCGCAGCCCGACCACCGCTACGCCCAGACGCCGAGGATCGGCGAGGACGGATACCCGCTCGTCGACAACGCGAGGGGGTGGTGATGTCGCAACTCTGGAGCGCTCTCGTCGCCTTCCTGGTCTGGCTCTCGGCCGACCCGGCGGCCCTCGACCTCGAGGCCCCGAAGGCCGCGGCCGCCGTGGCGGCGGCTCGTGCGTCGCTGCTCGTCGAGGCCCCTGCCCCTCCGGCCCCGACGCCGACGGCATGCGACTGCGGCTCGACGTGCGTCCGCGGAATCTGGAAGCCCGACGGTCGGATCGAGCAGCGTTGCGCGTGCAAGTGCAAGCGGTGCGAAGCCGAGCGGGCCAAGGGCAAGCCGACAGCCTGCACCTCGGGGACTTGTCGCTGATCGTCCTACGATAGAACGCCGCCGAGATTCTGCCCCGCCGGCCGCCCATATCGTGTCGTGAGGTAAGGACACCACACGAACACGAAGGGACTCCCCATGCCGTCGCCCCGACTCGCTCGCCTCCAGGACGAAGCCGCGCAGATCGCCACCGAGATCGAGAACCTCCGGGCGGTCGAGCCCGCGAACGACGAGGAGCGGACCCGGATCGAGGAGCGGCTCGCCGGCCTCGTGTCCAAGGCCGACGCCGTGTCGAAGGACGCCGGCGCCGAGCGTGACCTCGACGACAAGCTCGCCGGCCTCCGCAAGGTGACCGGCTCCGTGAGCTCGCCGAAGGTGACCGAGAAGGCGACGGTCGACGCCGACTTCCAGGAGCCGTCCGACGTGCGGAGCGGGATCAAGCTGTTTTCGAGCAAGCGGGCCGCCGAGGCCGTCGGCCATTATCTGAAGTGCGTCGGCATGGGCGAAACCCGCGCGTTGGGCGAGACCTCGACGACCTACGACGGCATCGGTGCCGAGTACGTCGTCAAGGAGCTGTATGGCGCGATCGTCAATCGGCTCCAGTACGCGTCGGTCGCCCTCCAGCTCGCGACGGTCGTCCGGCCCCGCGGCCAGAAGATCGACTTCCCGAAGGTCGGCGACGCGACCGCGAGCATCGTCGCCGAAGGCACCGCGACCACGGACCAGGATCTGGTGACCTCGGTCGGTGCCCTGACCATGTACGAGATGCGTGGCTCGGTCGCGATCTCGCGAAGCCTGATCGAGGACAGCCCGCTCGACGTGGCCGGCCTTGTGGCGGAGCGGTTCGCCCTGGCCTACGCCGCGAAGATGGACTCGCTCTGGCTCGCGGGCCAGGCCTCGAACCCGACGATCGCCGGCCTCGCCGGTGCCGTCGCTGCCGGCAACACGATCACCGTCGCGGCGAACGCCTCGACGACGGTCGCAAACCTGGCC